CAATAGTACTTACAATTCCCACAACACTTAGCTATTCTTATATTTTGTCGAGGCTCTTCTGGTGTCTCCTCACTATCTAAAAAGTCAAAATTATATTCTGTCATACTGCCAAATTGTTTTGAAAAAATTCAGCTCTACTTTCAAATTCTGTTGGAACTGGTTCAATAGTTCCTGAGGAAGTCAATACAAAGCCGGGCCTAGTAATCATGTGGCCGATGTGCGTTTTTAAATTTTCATAACAGTCTTTAACTTTTTCATCTTCTCTTTTTCTTTTCATAATATTCCTTTATGATTTATAAATCTTTTAATACTCGTTGTCTTGTATAAAATTGATATTTTAATAAATCGATGTTCTTATCAACAAAGTCTATTATTTCTGCAGATGTTTTACCCTTACTAATCCTCATTAGTCTGCCGGCAGATTGTCTAAGTTTTACTTCAGATTTCATCGGGGCGATGAGCATTAATACTTCTAACCTAGGTATATCGATGCCAGTACTGAATAAGCCATAAGTAGACAATATAATACGTTTCTTACCGCTTTTAACTAAATCTAACGCTGCCACTCTGTCTTTCTTTTTCATCTTAGAGTGTAGCATTACTGATTGCTTTGGTAACATATTGTTTAATATTTCCAACTGTGTTAATCTTGATCCAAGCATAATTGTGCTTTTACCATTATAATCCTTTTTCCAAGTATCAACTATTAGTTTATTTCTGTCACGGTCTTCAGCCATGTCAGTAATCATACTTTGATACTCTTGAGAACTAAATAAGTAAAAATTATAATCGGTATTTATTACTCTGTAAGTTGGCTTTATTAATACATCTGTTAATTCTTCTTTAGGAACAGTATGAACTTTCGGACCAGTTGCAAAATGTATTACATCTGTTAATCCATCATCTCTCTTAGGTGTTGCCGAAAATCCAAATTTATATTTAGCACTAAGATTTGTCATTGTGTGATAATATGTTTTCGCAGCACATATATGTCTGGTTGTTATCTTGCAGGCTTTTTATCCTACAATTCTCATAGTTAGCCTATGAGTTCGGCATAACTCTTCACCTTATACAATGTACTTAGGTGTCGGGCACTCGTGCCAGTATTATATTTATTCAACTGGTATGCTCTACACTGACAACTAGCCTTTCGTAATCTAGTTATTTAGCACGGGGTTGGCTCTATATTGTTTAAAACAGGATTTACATATAGTCTGTAGACTATCATATGTTTGACCGTAATGTTTACTATATTCAGAAATAGGTCTTAAAGTTTTACACTTAGTGCAAACTTTTCCATGTTTTTTTTCAAATAATATTCTTTCAGCTTTCTCCGTTTTTGCCCGATTATTATCTATAAGCTTTTGCTCATAGACGGCACATATTTCTTTAAATATTTCTTCTTTTCTTTTTAAAAATATTGTGGCATCTTTATATAATATAATATAAATTTCATTTAATAATTGTAATTTTGAAGTGAGTATCGTCACAGTTTTAGGATTTTCGTCGCAAATGTTAAGTTTGTTTTTTATGTTTAAAAAATTTTTAATCTATTCTGTTACTTTTGGTGTTCCAACTATTCCAAAAGTATATCCGATGTATTTTTTCCCACTACTTATATTAATTCTTTTAAAAACAGTTCCATCTCCGTCAAAATAGCCCCTAATAAAATGTGGTATTAACTCTATAATAATATTTTTTGGAGGCTCTAATATTAATGATTTTCTTGGGACACACCCGTGTTTAATTAGATCGTGGTAAATCTGTTTATTATTAAATTGTATTATTGAAAATGCTTGGTTTTTTCTGTGTTGTATTTTATTAAAAAGATTTAAATCTTTTTTAAATTCTTGTAAAATATATTCGTCTTTAGAGTGTAATCCAAAACTTACTCCGTAGCGATTACTGCGCACGCAGCCGTCTGCGAATAAAAATCCAAGCCAGTATGCTTTTCTTTCTGAATCTATATTTGAAAAGTAATCACTGTGTGTATTTGGATGTTTACAATTTATATAATCTTTAATAATTCCCGCTTCTTTAAGAACTTTATATACTAATGTTTTTGAAGAAATATTTAATTTGTCCATTATTTTATAGGCTGACAGGCCCTCTTCGTATAATTTAATTATTTTGTTTTCCATAATAACTAAATATAGCGTTTAATATGGACATTGTCGAGTTTAATTTGTACCTCGTCTGCGATAATTTGCCCAAATTTTTCATCTATTAGAGCAAATTTATTATCATTTAGTTTAGCCATAGTTTGGTGTAATCCAACAGTAATTGGCTTAACTTCAAATCTTTGGTTACCGATGAATCCGATGTCTGTTTTCTTTAAGTTTGTAAATTTTGTAAAAGCGTCAATGGTCTGGTTCGCTAATTCAATTGTATTAACTAATATTAATGTCGGTTCTTGTCTTTTTATAGTCAATGCCACGAATATTACGGTCTTACCCGATCCCGTCATGGCCTCTATTATGCCAACGGTCTTATCCATGCAAATGTCTAAAGTATCTTTTTGATAATCTCTTAGTTTACCAGTAAAACTTAATTTAGAAAAATAATCGGGTTGTAAATTTGATATTCTGTTGTCTATTATTTCGGTGTTTTCTTTACCTATTATCTTTATAATATCTTGTAAAGCCCCAATTGGGACTTCTAACGAGGTATTACTAATAACTCTATAATACTTTAAGAATTTAGGAGTACCCCATGCTGATAATTTTAGATCTAACATCTTCCCAAATAATGGATTGTGCAATGTTAATAGGTTTTTTATTTTAGAATACTCTGACCGGTTTAACCCAGTTAATCTGGCCATATTCTTTATTAAAACTAACATAAATAAATTTGTGATTAATCTAAAAAGAAGAGAATCTCTTCTCATTATTCTTATACCAAATAAATTGTTGTATTTCTATAAAAAATACACTATATTATAGTTAACAATATTAACTAACCAAGGTAAATTATGCAAAAAAAGAAAGATAACACAGAAGAAATATTAATACAACTTTTTGAAGATGGATACGCAAAAAAAGAAGTTGAGGTAATACCTGATAGACTATCAGTTACATTAAAAAATCTTAGAACAATTGATCAAATTCAGATTGAAAAAGAAATGATCGATGTTAAAGGATCTGGACCCTACGTAATACATACGTATAGTTTAAAACTATTGAGCGCCACATTACATAAGTATGGAATTAGCAAGTTTGAAGATAGGCATGCCGCTATGAACTTCTTAGAAAAACTGAACCTATCTAGCGTAATAATCGATAAGCTTGTAAAAAGCCAAAATCTTTTTGAAAAAGAAGTAAGGGCTGCTTTAAAAATGGAGGAAATTGACAAAGTTTTTTTCGACCAAGCCTCGCCTCCAGTAGAGCCAAAGCCTTCTCAAAAGGCATCGACCCTGGAGCAAGAGGCAGTCTTAGAGAAACAATAATATTAAGATATTTAGAAGATGATAAACTTTCTGAATACTTAAAAACATTGTTATTAATAAAAGCTGCATCTTTGGACCGTAAAGACGGTACAGACGTTCAAGAATTTAATAAACTTCTTGAGGAGTATAAAGATACAATATTTGGTAGTCGCAAGACTGTTGAAAAACCTGCTGATTTGCATAAACAGTTTAGTAAAGTACAATCTGAACTACTAGGCAAAGATTTGATAGGAAAATTTAAAATAGACAACTTTACATCTGATGAAGAGATTAAATTAACAGATGTTAGATCATTCCATAAGAAACTTACTGGAGAATAAAAGTGCCTGAAGAAACCTTAACTTATCGGGTAGAAATAGATGATACAGATCTTGGTGGCCAATTAGATGCTGTAAGACAGCGCATCGACACTGCCGTTGGAAGTACGGCTATGAGAGCTTCTGAGCTTCCTCAAGCTCAGTCCATATTAGCAGATTATCCACTATTAGATTCAAACTTTACCGCCCCTCCGGTAGATCAATTTGCCCAATCATTGGATACTAATTTTTGGGCACAGGGCGGAGGAACTACTCAACCTCAGGACGGGAAGTTCATGGATTTTATGAAAGAATCTATGGAGAAAACTGGTGATGCATTAAAGAAGAGTTTCACAAGATTTGCACAGGACATAGAAAATATGGACCTATTAGGAAATTCAATAACATCTTCTACTATGCCAATTCCTATAGGGCCCGGCATTCCTGCTGATTTAGGTCCATGGGAAAATCTTATACAGGGAGAATTTTTACCTAAGTGGTTACCGTTTGATTCTGGATTTGAGTATACTGGTCCAGTTACTCCTGGAGAAGCAACAAGGGCTGCTCAATTTAGAACACATAAAAGATTAAAAGGACTTATTGGTTTGGAAGCTGCCGGCTTAGGCGGAGGAGCGGCCTTAGGAGCAGCCGTAGGAGCCATTGGTGGCCCTGGCGGGGCTTTGGCTGGAGCAATGGCGGGTTGGACTATGGGAACGGTAACCAATGAGGTGTCTAATATATTTTTAGCTAATCAAAGAGAAAGAGAGGACATGGGTGCCGGGCTTAGATATATATCAGGAGCAGCCGGTTCCAGTATTACTAGTTCTGAGGCAGAATCCTTGGCCGGAGATATACAAGATATGTTTACTAGGCCAGAACAAAGAGCTAGAGGTTTTGACATAGGGTTTGCTGAGGAAGGAATAGTGTCATTTGCTAATGCCGGTGGTTATCAAAATGTAAGAGGAATAGAAGAGTTTAAAGAAACTACTAAAGGGTTATTAACTAATATTAAACAAGTAGCCGCTGACATGGATTTAGAGTTTGCCGAGGCCGCTCGTTTTATGGCTAATTTAAAACAAAATATGATAGCTACTACAGACGAGTCTTCTATGGTTTCTAAACGTTTAAGTAGTACTGCGGAAATACTTGGAATATCTCCTAATGAGCTCGCTAATACTGGATTTCAAGGGGCTGCAATGGGTAGAAGTGTAGGAATGGGCGCTGAAGCTGGTTACATGATGGCCATAGATTCTAGACTACAGGCAGAGCGCTATACAAGAAGTAGTGACGAAGATCTAAGACGAATAGTTGCGGAAGCAGGAGGAGCCGGAGCTTACGGCTCTGACCAAATGGAAACATTGACACGTTGGGGATTGAGTCAAGAGGGAATGTTGTCAATGACGGCAATGATGGGAGGCTTTACTGGTGAGGGCGGTATACAACAAATGTTAAGCTCTGCAGGAGATTTCATTGGAAGTAATCCAATGGTAATGTATGCTATGGAAGCTCAATTACCAAGGATAATAGGGGCATTAGGTAAACAAGGTACTGAGTTACTTACTATGAAAGCATTACAACCATCAATAGAATTATTGAAGATGCAGAGCGGATCCACTGCCGCGGATGGAGGAGTTTATTGGGATGTATTGGCTGGAAAGGTAGCTAAAGATTTAGGCATTAGCTCTGAGAAAGCCATAGGTATGGTGAAAAGTGTAAAAGAAATGGGGAAAGGCCCATCTCGCCAAGAAATGGTAGCACAAGATGCTATTCAAATGTTAAATGATGAGTCTGATATTAACTCTCCGATTACGTGGTATAAACAATTTAAGGCAGAGGTTGGTTACGGCATTGATAGGCTTTTCGACGTTGACGCTATAAACACTCTTGGTGAGAATACGGGAGATGCAGTAGATAGGGCCATTATAGGTATTTCTGATTTTTTTACTGGAGAAGAAACTTTTATAACAAAAAATTTAATTAGAGACTCTGAAACTAGAAAGAAATTTGCTACTTTTCAAGATTCTTCTTTTATGAAAAAGTTAGATAGAGATATCGATACACTAATGGATTCTCCAGAATCTTCACAATATAAAGATTTAAGAAGTAAAGCCGTAGATCGTAGTTATAATTCATTTACTAATAATTTAAGAAAAAACAATAGAGAATTATATACCAAGTTAGTTGGAACTGTGGAAATGGATGACGGAGGGAGACCCATTACTACTCCAGGAATGGATCAAGACCTTGTTACTTTATTTAAAGAAACAACTTTTGGATCTAGTTATGAAGGAAAAATAGAAGATTTATTAGAAATAAATAAACAGAGTGGTTATAATTCAATTGAAACTATGAAAGAGCGTCTTGTACAAAGACAGGATAACAGTAGTTTAGGATACGTTGATAAGACTACCGAAGAATATAATAATGAAGTGCTCGAGGCATGGAGAATAGATATATCAAAAGTGAATAGTAATGATTCTCCAACAGCGGCTTTGGATAAATTAGCGTATGCAAGGGATGGGAAAAGTTTTGACAAATTAACTCTTGTTCAAAAAACTGCTATACTTGAAATGGCAGAGGCAAATCCACGTTTAGCTCAAGTTACCGGTGGTGTAAGTATACATACGTCTGATGAAAAATTTGAGTTACGTAGTCAACTTTTAAAAGATCGAAAAGATGAATTAAGCGAACAGTTTAAAACTACAATGGGTAAGGTAGAAATGTCTGCGAGACACATGTCTGAACCAACTATAGGGTTTCTTAGTGACACGGTGACTGACTTTGTAGATAAATATACAGAAGATGTTGTTGAAAATGGATATAATGTTTCAAAGAAAAATATGCAAATTGATATTGCAGAACTTAGAGGAAAAGGGGACGTCACTTCTATCAATGAGGCAGTTGCATTAGATAACGCTATGCAACAAATGGAGAAATACGGCGTATTTAAAGATGCAGAAAGACTTGTACAAGTACGGGCAGCTGTTGGTTTACAAAAAACTATTGATGACCAAATAGAAAAAAGTAATATTTCGGAATGGACTAATCCTAATCTTCAAGCTTTGGGAAAACAAGCCATAGCACGTAAGGCAATAATAGCAGCTTCAAAGGGACAAAACATTAGTGACTTTGGTACTATACAAACAGGAAGAGCTGGAGAACTAATGGATGAACTTAGTAAAATATTTGAAGAAGCAAAAAATAATGATGAAGCAGTCCAAAAAGCACAAGAAGCTTTTACTGGCCGAATCTCGGATTCAAGTTTATTAGAAGAAATGTCGCCGGGTGTTATGAAAAGTCTGAACATAACTATGGATAAAGATACGGCTGTATTAGAAGTTATGCAACAATTAAAATTAGTAATATCAGAAGAAGGAATATTTGTCACAGATAAAGCACCAAAATTTAAACCTTTTTCACCAGGAAGTCCATTTTCTGAGTCGCCTAGTGAGGATCAAATAGATCCTAGTGCAGTTCGTAGATGGAAAACTTAAAACCTAGGAGAGTACATTGTACACTACACAACCAGTAGTAAATAAAAAACTAAACTTTCAAGTTTATTTAGAAGGAATTTCTGTACCATTTTCTGGTTTTACTGTTTCAGAATCTGAAGGAAACTTTCCAACAGCGTCTATAGCATTCCCAGCTTCTTATGGAGCTTTAAGAATATTACCGGGGACAATGGTGCAAATATTTGGACCTATTAATAATAAAAACGGAGAGGAATATACAGGAATACTATTTGAGGGAGAGGTTACTGGTATACAATATCAAAAAAGTGCCGGAAGCAGAACAGCTTCGTTACTATGTAATAGTATATTAGCTAGATTTTATCAAGCAACATTAAGACCTGCTGATGGATTAATGACTAATAAATTAAGATACAGACTCTCTGGGGCCCCAACACCTGATTCTTTGGATAGCGTTCCCTCAACTGAATTTACTGGAGAAGACCCAACAAAAAAACCGATCTCTGCAACATTTGCTAACCAAAGTAACATAACTGGTGGTGTTATTAATAACTTAATGGGGGTTATTAAAGATAGACAAGCCGCCAATACAACTGTATTAGATAAAGAATTAGAAAACTTTGTATTATTATCTAGGGATATATTACCATTACAATTTATTAGTCTTATGGGAAAAGGAGTAATTAGGCATGGAGATTTTATTCCATTAATACACTTCTTTCTTAGATATTATGAAGTATACGATCCATATTTCGGTGTTCAATCTTTATCATATTCTTTATTAAAGTCTGTAATCGCTTTTCCAAATGTAGGGAAAGTCACTACATTTTTACATAAATTAATTATGTATAATATGGATATTAGGCTTAATTTAACTACTAATACTTCCATTACATTGTGGGCAACTATTATGGAATTTCTTAAAATTACATATTACTCAATGATTGCTCCAGCAGCTTACACAGAAGCCAAAGCATTTTGGGGAACAGCTGAAGATGTTAAACATTACATCCCTAATAGACTAAATTTTTTACCAAGTTTAGATAATGCTCCTCCTGCTAAATTTAATATATTGTTTCCTAGTCAAATAGCTTCTTTTTCTTTTCAAAGAGATATGTCTTCGGAAGCAACAAGAGTGGTCGGTGAAATGGGAATGCCATTTCAAACTGCTTTACAAGGATTTAAAGGAATGAACGTTTCTGTAGTAGTACCACAATTGGAGACTACTGTAGATTCTAAATACAAATTACAAGGTAACATGACCATTGAAGAAACTTATAGAGGTATCAGTCCTGTTTATGAAGTAGTCGAGTTTATGATGGCCAAAGCTGTTGATCAATATAGAGTTGGTTATGAACAATCTGGTACAAATAGAGAACTTATAAGTAGTGAAAATTTTAAACCAGAATCTGAAGATTCCCCAACTTACACAGGAGGCTTTGGTACTTCTTTTGAACATTTAGTCGCAGAGTCATATGTTAGTCATCGATATGGAAAACGCATTGTATCTGTTAGTACAGAGTGGAGTCCATACAGAATGTCTGGCATACCTGGAGTAATATTAGACGAAGAAGGCCCCAGTATCGCTGGAATAGTATCTTCTATTAATACTAGAGTATCGGCAGATGGAAAAGCTTCTTCTACAATATCTATTAGAAATCCAAGATTAATTTTTGATGATGATACGGATGGGTCTTTTCAGGGAGAAAGTAACGAACCATTAGATCAGTACCTTATTAATGACTTTACTAACGATGGATTCCTTGGCATTAATAAATTTTTATACGATGAAGATTTTTATGGATTCGAGAACATAGGATATAATTTATTTACATACTTTGCTACTGGAAGAGAGAGTAGCGTAACTCAACCATTTACTAGATATAAAGATGGAATTTATAAGAGATTTGCTAGTAATTTATCAAGCAGTGCTTGGGCTAAAAATACAGGAGATTTTTCAATATTATCGTATCTTAGAAAAAGTAACACTAAGACCGCTTATAAAGAGGATACTAATGCTTTTTTATCTAATACAGATACCCCAGAAATACGATATGGAAAATTATTATACTTAGGAATACAGGCACTTAAGGCTAAATATTTTACTGAAAAGAAAAAAGGATCAATGGCATTACAAGATTTTATTACATCTGAAACATGGCGCGCGGTCATGACTAAGGAGAATTATTTTAATTTAATAGGCATAGAAAATCTTCCTACTGTCAATGATTGTAAAGATGGTACCAATGTTTTTGGTTCTTCTGTAAAAATAAATGGACTTAGAGCCTATTTTGACGATAAGCGTGGAATAAAAAATTTCGTAGATAACCAAAAAGATACATTGTCTATTCAACAAATTCAACCAGCAGCAAAACAAGAACTTCCTGGAGTGGTAGATAGAGTAGATAAATGGTTAGCTACTGGTAGTAATTTAACTAATGTCGCAAATACGGCGTTAAAAGAAGAAATCAAGTCTTTAGAACAAGACCGTCAAATACTAAGAAAACAAATCAGAATATTAGATAATTGGTTAGTGTCAAGTACTATGCTTAAGAAAAGTTGGACTAGTGAAAGTTTTGAATCTACTGCGCCTATAAAAAAAGAAGATGAAGATGAATTATATAATAAAGACTTACCAGAATCAGACTTATTAAACTCATTAGAACTTTTTTATGGAGATAATGTCGAAGCGGCTACCAAGAAGTTAAATAGTTTAAAAAAATTACTTACTAATAAAGAAACTGGAATAGCTGAAAAAGAAACTTCTTCGGCAGTTCCAACACCAGAATTTGGAGAAACACTTGAAAGTTACACATTTAAACCGTATAATATAACCAGGTATGCGCATGTTAAAAAAGCATTTAAAAACTACGTAGACTTCGGATCATTTATGGTTATTAAAAATAGGACAGAATAGATGGCAGATAGAACATCATTAACGTATTATGCTGATGTTAAAACAGATTTATTAGTTGGAGAAACAATTGGCATAGAGGTCCCGGATGGATTTTCTGATAAGTCTTATAAATTAAACCCGTTTGTAAGCGACACAAGTACCGTCCACAGAGATCAATTATTAGATAATAAGGGCGCTCCAGACGATCTTAATGCGTTGATAACAGAAAGAGAAAAAGTCGGAGCAATGTTGTTTACTATAGAGAAACACGCTGCAACCAAAAGTTGGTTTGTTAAACATAAGACTAATAAGTTTTTCTTAACAGGAATGAATATTAATCTTAAAGAAAAGGTACAAGTATTGGAGACCTTTGGTACTTCATTAGTATCTTTTTTTGGCGATGCTGTTAAAATATATCAATTTTCTGGCATTGCTATGGATTGGACAGCAACTAGATCAGAAGAAGATTATGAAGTTTATTATGACGAGACAACAGGAAAAAAATCTATAATTGACGCTAGTGCTGGAGCAGAGGACGGTGGAGCTAGTGAACCTGTAAGGTATAATAGTCCTAAGAATTTTTGGCAATCCAGTTTAATACACATGTATAATAATGTATTACGAGGCACACAACTTGTCCAAAACAATAGAGTAGCTTTAATGTCAGTTGGTACTCACTATATTTATGGATACCCACTAAATTTAACAGTTAACTATACAGCTGCGACTGAAAAACTTGCAACATTCTCAATGTCCTGGGTAGTACTAGACCATGTAATGGGATATGAAGATATCGAAGAAGATGATTTTGCTAAAAATTATAAATTTAATTATGAGTATTCTCCAATTAAAGATTACTTAGATGCCACTGGTGGAATAACTAAAGAAGTAGGACCGATGTTAACATGACAAGAAAAGAGCAAGAATTAGAACTTTGGAGTAATTATAAATCTGGTAATAAAGAGGCTAAGAGAGAGTTAATAGGTTCTTTAAAACCAGTGGTAAGGGGCCAAGTTAATAGATTTAAAAACTCTGGAATACCTATAAGTGCTATAGAATTAGAAGGCTATAGACTAACGTCACACGCTATAGATACTTACGCTCCGGAAAAGTCACAACTAAACACCCATGTTACAAATAACTTAAAGAAACTTAGTAGATTTGTGACTACTTATCAAAACATAGGCCATATTCCAGAACCAAGAGCATTACTAATAGGAAAATATAATAATATTAGAAGTAATTTGCAGGATGACTTGGGACGAGAACCGACAATAGAAGAGTTGGCAGATGCTTTAAGTGTTTCTCCGGTCGAAATAACCAGGTTACAAACAGAGTTAAGAAAAGATTTATCTATGGAAATGCCATCGGCAGAGGAAGATGCGGGTGGTTTTTATATGTACGTTCGTACAGATGAAACAGATCCTAGACTTAAACAAGCGTTAGAATTTGTTTATTTTGATGCTGATCCCATTGATAAAAAAATATTAGAATATACCTTTGGTATCGGAGGAACTCCTCTTAAAAAGTTAAATGAAATAGAAAAAGAACTAAATTTATCTGATAGTTCTTTAAAAAGAAGAAAAAAGAAATTAGCACTAGAGCTTAAGGAATTACGTTAATGGCTATATCTAAAAGATTATCTGATAGTTTACGAGCGGCAGGTATTAACACTGATACCAATATTTGTTCATACGCCGAGTTACAAGATCAACTATCTGTAATGACAGAAGACTTTCAAGACGATGTTAAAAAAACAGTAGATGACTTATCATATAAGTCATTTGGTAATTTTTTTGTTGTGGCAGCAACTCTATTAGCAGAGGCTTTAGGCGGGGCAGCTGTTGCAATGGTGGATCACTATGTAGGAAAAGCATTATTTGAAAATGTATTAGGAGCCGTATCAGGGGCAATCTCTATGTTATTTTCTTCTATTCCTGGGGCAGCTTTAATATTAAAATATTATGCCGCGTCGGCAATTAAGACCGATGTTAAAAGACGACAAGAACTAGCTCAAATTTTATTAAAAGAAGTACGAACAATATTATATTGGGTTAGTATTTTATCTAAGACTCCGGTTTTGTATCAACGTGAATATTACAATAATCTTACTAGAGCATTTTCTCATGTATCTCGCGCTAGACGTCTTATTAATATGGAAGCAACAAAATATATTAATAAATCTAATTATGTTTCAGTTGATAATATACAAAAGGGCATAACTAATATCGATTCTGGCATCGGATATTTAACTCCAGGATTTGCGGAGACTAATGAACTTCTAAAACAACTTCATAGAGATTATAAACTTGATACCCCGCTTCCTAGTACAACTGCAAACTTAATGGGAACAAAAGCTTACACCGAATATGGAGGTTGGTTTAAGTATATAAGAGAGATAACAACAGAACTGAAAGAAAGATTTTCTAATGAACAAGACACGCAAGCTATAATTTTTAGACTTGTTCCAGCTCTTCCAGATTTTTTAAGAAAGTTCGCTATTAATATGGTTATAACTTCTTCTTCAAGTGTATTAGTTGATCGTTTTCCTATTTGGATCTTAAAGAACAACACAATTGACAAGTATGTTACTAAGAGATTTGAAACTAATAATGTTCCAGATTGGTTAGGCGTTGTAAATGAAAATAAAGAATATAACATGTTTTCTAATGCCGATACAAAAGACATTACTTGGCAAAGAATAATGACAGCAACAAAATTAGCAGAATCTTCTTTATTATTAATACCAACTTTTATGGGAATTATGCAACAACATAGTGGGTTAGTACAATCTATTATATTGCCGGCAGACTCTTATCTTAAGACAGTATATGATGACATGAAAGCTGTTATAAAATCAAAAGAGTCGGACACATCTAGTGTACAACAAATGTTATTAAATAAAAAATTTGGAACATGGATACTTAAATTAGAGCAAGCTAAAACTTTATTAAGGACTGTAGGCGCTCAGACTGGGCTATACTTGAAGGGATATGGGGCTACTGCAGATTTAAATACTGCTGATATAAGTCGAGCCATGGATAGGATAACTTATAGTTTAGATAAATTAGAAAATTTTATAAGTAGTAAAACATTAGACTCAGATACTGGAGAAGAAAAAACAGAGTATGGAGATCAGATAGTAACATTAGCTAATAATTATTTATTATCATTAGTTGGTAAATCGTCTGTCTTTGCTCTTAATTTACTAAATCCAGGAGTGGCTACAACTACTATAGCCGGATTACGAGCAATTGAGTCTTTATTAGTTAAACAGATTGAATTAGATAGGAGAGAATATTACTTATCTCAAAATTTATTAACAGCGATAGAAACTTTACCGACTTTTTCTATTATAAAACGACAAATAGATACAACTTTAAACCAATTAGAAACTGGTAATAGTAGCGTATCAAGGGCATTAGTAGACCAAGTTAGACATGGAGATCTTTCTGGAATAGCTTCTTATTTAGATGTAGCTAGTTTTTCTACAGGTGAGATAAGTTGTTTAGCAGAAAATTACATGAATCAAGGTGGTAAAGATGAGAGCGTGTTAACTAGGATACAAGACACACTTACCGGAGCCGGCGTTAGTACTGCACAACAATTAGGCATTTCCTCTGCTATGAGTAGTTTAAAAAGAAAATACGCTATGTTAACAAAGATGACTAAAATAGTAAACGTAGAGGTCGAAAACAATGGCTAGAGACATAAAATTAGTTTATTGGAATGATGATGATGTTGCCGAGTTAGCTTTTTTACAAAACAGCACAATAACTGTTGGAAAAGATAATTTAATTCAGTATATTATAAAAAAGATATTAACTATGAAAGGAAGTAATGGGTTTGAGTTGCCCATTGGTTCTAATTTTTTACATCTTCCTGGTTCTACATACTCTGGAGCTGCCGATGCCGCATTTAAAACTAATCTTGTATTAACTTTAAATGGGTTAGAAAATGAAGTTAAGGCTACACAGACTGATGCCGAAGCTGCCGGAGACACCATAGCTAATGCAGAAAAATTAAAAACTATTAAACTTAGAAGTTCTAAATTCATTGCTGCTTCTGGACAATGGAAAATAAAGTTAGATGTTTATACCGAAGATGATGATGTAATCAGTATAAATTTACCGATTTAAGGAGTAATAAAAGCTTATGGCTATTAACACAAAGGAATACTTACTAAATAAGATACGAGAATTGTATCCAGATGAAAGCACAAGACCAGATATTAAACCTGGTAGTGTTTTTTACGACTTAATGATATTACCCTTATCTAGTTTATTAGAGGATTATCAAACAGAACATCAAGAAATTATAGACTTACAGTCAGTTTCTGATCCTACTGATATAACAGAAGAAGATCTTGACGCCATTGCTTTAAACTTTCTAATGTCTAGAAACGCAGGCACAAAGGCAGCAGGGTATGTTAAATTTTATTACACTAGTGGCACAACATTATCTATAGAAGATGGAGCTGTTTTACTTTCCGAAGATGGGCTAGAGTACGAAGTTAGTTCTAATATTTATGTTGCAAAGGTTCAGATGGATACTAACATTACAGAGTATCCTTATTACGATTCTGGAGAAATATACATAGTAGCTAAGGAAGCCGGCAGCGAGTATAATAAACCAGCCGAGACACAATTTACAATTCAGGGTGAGACAGATATTCCAACTCCTGTAAAAATTGTTAACGCAGCACCTTTTGTATCTGGTACTATTAAAGAAGGAAATCAAACATTTTATAATAGACTAACAGACTCTATTTACAACAAAAGTTTAGCATCTAAAGAGTCAATAGATAGTAAAATTAAAGAAAATTTTACCACAGTTGTTAATACAGAAGTAATAGGCGCCGGAAACGATCTTATGATTAGAGACTTAGCTAGTCTTGAAGGCGCTGTAGATGCTTACAAAGAAGAAGATTTTTATTTAACATACTCTGGGCAACACGCAGGAGCATATGATAGTCAGCATTTAGCACAAATAGGAGTTTTTCAAGACGTAGATGAAAGTGACAATGTAGAAATACCGCCTTTCACTTCTTGGAACAATGAATTCTCTAATGATATGTATCAAGGAATTTATAAATTACATGATTTAGAGTATGCTTATTATGAACAAGATGTAATACTAAGAGAAGACTTTGGAGATGTTGTTGCAGACGCTGGATTACAACCTAGTTTAGCTCTAGTATTAGCATCAGGCCATTGGAATGTACATGATGGTTTAAATCCTACACAACAACTATTTTATTTAGACGAAATTGACATTAGAGGAAATGAGTTAGTATTAGGAAAAAATGTTGACCCTGACACTAATCCAGCTTCCCTTAGTGTACCGTTGTCTACTATCTCTGGAATAATGGACCTTGTTGGGTCCGATTTCCTAGGAACATCTACGGCAGCTTATAATCAATTAAATAACTTAATTGCGCCGGCAAACTTTAATAATGTAGCCCCTATTATACACAGACAAATAGATCAGCACTTAGGTATTTACATAGATATAAATATGCGAACTACCGATAATACCGAAGTAGGAGAAATGTGTTATATAACTGTTTTAAGAAACTCAGAAGTATATTTACCGCATGATGGATATGGGTTAGCTTGGAGAAAACAACCTGCTTGGTTAATAAGAATAGATAAAGGAACTTACACTGCGAGCGACATTACTGCTTTTAAAGAACACTATAATAACGCAGATCCAATTGCATTGGGTCTCGTAGGTAATTTACATAAGTACGAATACAAAGAATATTGGAAATATAATGTTTATCTTGTAGATAATGATGTATTACAAGAGGAAGTATGGATAGGACATGACCAACTTTGGGATCAAACTTCTGGGAAGAATGCTTTCTTAGTTGCTGGCAAAGCTTGGGTTGAGCCGGACATTGACTACACTTTTCGTTTAAAAGTTTATCAAAGTTTAGGTTTTGAAGGGTGGTTATACGACTCTAATAATCCGGATGCTTGGGCAGATGGAGATGCTGAGCCACTATCCAATACTAATAGAATAATATACAGAGGATCTACGTATCCTCCATTCGTACCTGTTTCTGGTGACAAAGTTACCAGGACCGATGGTACAGAAGTTGTACAAGCAACTTATAATCACTTTGGCATCGGAATAGCACAGACAAGAAATTGTGAATGGTTTGCAGATGACTTAGTGATACGGTCTTTTATACAAAATTTCCCAATGCATTTATTTAGATTTAAAATAGATACAGAAGAATGGTCATTGGGAGACACACTTACAGTAGATTATTATGGACTTGGGTATGATCCATATCTTTATGCAGACGAAGGCTCAGGACATAGTAGCACTAAATGCGTAGTTTACAAACCAGCCGCAGATGTAGATGATACCCATGGATGGGTAACTGTGGGGTCTCATACTAATACACTAGAAGATGGTCAAATAGACATAGATTCATTAAAGATAACTAATACATTTTCTCCATTATCAGATTATTTAGATGATAATATGTATGTTAATATAGCAGTCTCAGCTACTAATAGTGGACCTGATTTTGAGAATGATGCAGTACATGCCCTAAGAAGTTATTATGTTAAGATTGACAACGCAGCTGCCCCTGGTTTACATCGAGGTAACGCTATAGATACCTACGTACACGATCCTGATAATTTAAAAACAGCTACTACAGTAGTTACAATGACGGGAAATAGTATTAATACCAATACAACGTCTTTTAGAGGATACATTGCTGAGATCGTAGAAGTAAGAGAATATTTATCTAAAGTTCCTTTTGATACTAGTGCCTACTCAATAAGTAATAATGACGATGGACTTTCATTTTCTGCCAATGCTAATTATGATATAGATTTTGACTCTGATAATATGACAGGAACAATGGTTGAAGTTGAATATTTATATTGGACTCAAGGAGACTTGGTCGATACTATGTTAACATCTTCTGATTATAGATACCCAGCGGCAGACATAGTTACTAAGACTATGCCATTACACATTGTTAATGTTGAAAAGTTAGAATACTCTGGTGGAATTAAACCTTCGCTTATGAAAGAAAAAGTAGTTTCTTACTTTAATAGTTTAACTGATAGATCCTTTGATAAGTCAGACTTAGTTGATTTATTATATAATAATGGTGCTAACTATGTAGATTTAGATATAATAATTCGTATCAGATACTATGACACAGTTTTTTATAAGACTGCTGTATTAATGAGTGGTCAGACATACTTAATTGGCTATGACACTATTGGTGCTTTTTATACCAATACCGATGAGTTAATAGGAGTAGAACAAGTATAATGTTTATACCCACTAATAACACAGATCTTGACTTACTGTTAGACTCAGTAGGCTCTTTTTATAAAAATTTAAACGACGCTTCTAAGCTTAGAATAAAAAACTTCTGGCAAGGTATGATAGAATCCGTAGGTGGGTTATATTATGATTTACATCAAGACTTTTTTGCAAAGTTATTTTATTACACACAGGGTTACATTGAAGATAGATTTAAAGAGTTTAAAGTTATATTTACCGGTTCTGGTAAAAATGTATCAGATCTACAATTTTCTGCTCCAACAGATGTTACCGTCGCTAACATAGTCAGTTCCTCAGACGAAGTATCGTATTCTTACACAATAACAAGTGTTACAGATTATGGGGAAACTATGGTCTCTACGCCAGCACCGATGATTAGTGGGTCTCTTACGCTATCTACAAATCCAAATTCCGTGACATGGTCACTTGTTTCTGGCATAGAATCATATAATGTATATGGAAGAATTCCAGGCAGCTTAGGACTCTTGACTACGTTATCAGGAATAAATTACACTCTTAGTGGAACTAATACCTATGTCGATAGTGGAGTTCATACTCCTGGAGTAACAGAACCTATTAGTAATACAGCTACATGGGGATACACATATAATATGCCCTATGACCAATGTTTTATGACCATTCCCACATTAAGCGGATCCCATACTG